AAAAGATTCAACAAAGACACTACATGGTGGAAGTGACTTTAGGCCGTCTGCTAGCTTCCTATCAGACTTATTCAGCCAATAGGGATTACTGGTCCAATACGGGATACAGTAATCTCTATAATACTGAGTCCAGCTTGCAGGCGTTAGGTACTGGAGTGGGTTTTCATGCACCCCTAGTTCTAGGGTGCTGAACAGCAGCTCCAGCTCTTGCTGTTTGGCGATGCTGACGCCGTAGAGTTTCTCGACCAAGGCCCTAGTGGCGGGGCCCGGCTCTTTGAACTCGGGTAATTGTCCTGTGGTGGCCATTCTTAATTTGGACGCCTCCCACTGATCAAGACCACTAAAAATTCGCTCGGGGATACTGACACCTTCTGTGAGCGACAGTATCCTCCGGCCCAAGTGCCCGAGGAGCGGACAACCATTGTATTGATAAACAAGGGAATATCCTCGGGCTCTAAGGAGCATCATTCTAGTGGCCAGGTTAGACTTAACATAACGCTTGTTAGTCCAACCCAATCTAGACAAAACCTCAACCGGGTCTGAAACTACTACTAATTCTGACATGTCGTACACCTGCCCGCAGAAGCTGGCTTCACTTAAGATCTTTGTGTGCTCGATCTTTATTGTTAGCCCAAGGGCTGCGAAATCAGCGGCGGCGGGCGCCGCTGCGGCTGGTGTTACACGGAAGATGCCATCGTCTCCTTCGACAAAGCCAACTATATGGGTTGCTCCTTTTTCTCTTGCGAGAAAATGAAAGAACATCAGGTTGGCGAAGCCGTTGGACAGAGACGTGTCCATCTCCCCCGACATTCGGGTCGCGGGAATTAGCATTTTGAAAAACTTATTCGAAACCTCGTTCATCCCAGTCATTGTTGCGGTGTAGACTTGGACCCAAGTGGCGTCCGCTTCCTTAACCATATACTTAAACAATTCAACCTGGGTTACGTCCATGACCTCTTCCGTAAAATGGGCCTCGTACGCTGTGTAATCTGTGAACATGTAGTCTTCATCCTGGGAGGAACTAAGAAGAGTGTCTCGGAGGACAACGGGCCGCTCCGGCACTGGCACCTTCTTAATGAAATCAGGTAAAGAAAACAATCGGTCGCTCACGGCTTGCACAATGGGTCCGAAATAGCATTTCGCTTTATCAATTCGAGAGTTGATCATTCTAGGAAATTTCCATGTCGGGTAAGTTTCGTCCTTGATAAACGCTTTTACCTTCTTGAATGATACTAGGCTCGGGTTGGCCAAGAACTCAGCCCACTCTCTGCGCAACTCATCCTTCCGGGATTCTGAATATGGACATTCAGTTATCCACTCTTCAAAGGTGGGTATGTCTGCTGCAGTGAGTGGTATCAAGTGGTGTCTCAACCAACCTCTAACAAATCTGCGGAATCTACGCTTTAGGTATCTGTTCATCGCTGGAGTTTTCACTCCCGCTCTTCTCATACAACCCGCCGCCATAGACAATGGATCGCTACAATCCGGCCGGGGGGGAGTAGCTCCTGAAAAACAGAGTGGTAGGTCGGTACTTAAGCAGGTCCTTTCCTCACTGGTAATATGTCTCTTACACCAGGTTTTGGAAAGCTTCATGTCCTTTACTTCCTTCGGCAATTGTGTTTCCAAATTGCCTACCTCATTTACTCTGTATCCATAGAGATACAACCGGCCTGACTGTAGCCGATCTAAAAATGGTGATTTTCGTGATAAATATCGCGACAAACAATGGCTCCGTACACCAATGAAGCGTCGCGGTAAGCAGAGCGTCCTTCAGTTTTCAGGGTTGCATAATCTTCCTGCAACCCCGCACAGGCAGACAGGAGCCTGAGAGCCCCATCCAAGGCCACTTCAGGTTTCGTTCC